ACCAAATGCGTAATATTGACTAATATTTGCCAATGTAGCCGCTGCTGTGCCTGTGCCCACACGTTCTGCTACTGTTACACCTGTAATTGTTGCATTACCGCTGGTTGTATTACCTGCGGTGATTAAAAATGAATTTAATGCGCCGGCACCACTGTGTGTAAAGATAGTTGCAGTTACGTTAAATGGAGCATAACCATCACCACTAATATTACCAGTATGTGTGGTAACACCCTTAAATTGTTCTGTAAGAATTAATCTGTCATTGGTGTTAATGGTAAAGTTTGTGCCACTATTACTGTAAATATTATTTGTAATTACATTACCAGCAGTTACATTACCAGCAGCAGTAACATTACCTAGAACACCGTATCTTGTGTTTGCCTGCAGGAATAAGTCATTCTTAATAGTGGTTTGACCATTATAAAGAATTTCAAACATTGGCTGGTATCCGCCAGTTGCAATTTCTACACCACCACGTAATCCATCAATAATTTTAAATGAACTTCTTGCAGTTGATACGTTAGCAGAACCTGTTCCTAAGATTACACCAAATGTTTGATCTGATTGTAATAATGTGCTAGGTGAGCTTGTATTTGATGTAGGGTCACCATTAGTGCGGAAATTAAATATACCGCTACCACCTGTTGGACCTTGCATTGCATAACCAGTGCTACCAAAAACTATTCCGCCACCTGCGCCAACATCAATTGTAGCATTACCACTCCAATCTAATCCAGTAGGTGATAGTGAAAAACCTAAAGTTGGATATGAATTTGATTGAATACTAAACGGATAGTTAACAGTAATATTTGCATTGCTGGTAAAACCTTGTGCGGCTGTGATAGCACCACTAGCAGTAATACTATTAATTGAAGACATGCTACCAGTGTAAGCCCCAATAGCACTGTTTGCACGGGCAGTAGTATAATATAAGTTTGTACCTTCAGTGATATTTGAAGTACTAAACTCAGTAAAATCTATAGAGATATTACCAGCAGAATAGCTGATGCCAGTACCGCCAATGAGCCTATTGTCAATAGCAGTATTTGCTCTTGCAGTGGTATAATAGAGATTTGTTCCTTCAGCCAAGTCACTGGTGTTTGTAGGAATTGGATAATATGTTGTGCCATCATTGGTAAACTCCCAACGGTCTACTTGTTCATTCCATCTAATCTTTGTATCAGTTGCAGTAGGTCTATATGCAATAACTTCCACATTAGCATTGGTAGCAGCATTACTGTTTAATGTAATCTTTTGATCAGTTACATAAAGGTCAGTAACATTTTGATAATTGATATTACCAGTTGCGTTGATGTTACCATTAACTGTTAGATTGCCACCAACTGTAATTGGATTTGCTGCTGTGTATGCAGCAATTGCACTATTGGCACGTGCAGTTGTATAATAAAGGTTAGTACCTTCAGTAATGTTGCTGGTGCTAAATTCAGTGAAGTCTAATGCAATGGTACCGCTTGAATAGCTAATACCAGTACCACCAATTAATCTTCCATCAATTGCACTGTTTGCTCTTGCAACAGTGTAATATAGATTAGTTCCTTCAGTGATATCTTGTGTTTTAAGACTTTGACTTAGTGTTAAAGTATTTGAACTATCATTATAGGTAAAAGTTAAATTACCTGAAGTTTGCATTAGGTTTGCAACACGGTCATCAACTTTTTCTGCGTTGAAATCTAACCCAGCGTCAGTTACATACGCTAATACTCTAGCATTTGTATAATAAAGATTAGTTGAACCTTCTGCAACATTATCAGTAGTAACTGTAGCTAATACAGCACTACTATTAACACTAATAACACCAGTTGCACTGTTATAAGTTGCAGGACTTACAGCACTAAAATGACTTCTTACTTGTACGCTTGCATTGGCAATTCTAGCGTTTGCATCAGTTTGATCCGGACCATAGTAACTGAAAATACCATTGGTAGCACTATATTCTAAGCGGCCATCACCGCTTACATTTTGACGTGCAAATTGTTGTCTTGCTCTTTCAGCAGTAAAATATAAATTATTAGGAGCACTTACTGCTTCTGGTAAGTCATCTGTGGTCTTACCAATGAAGCTTGCAGTGCTGTCTAAGCTGAACACCCCTGTGGTGTTGCTATAAAGAATTGGAAATACATTGCTCAGTGAAGTTCTTACTTCACTGGGTGTTACAACCGCACTATTACCAACTGTAATAATATTAGTTGTAGTAGCAACATTAATGTTGCTGGTAGTTTCATCTACTGTAATTGTATTTTCAGTAAAGGTTACATTAATATTAGCCATGTATTACTCCTTTACGCTGTTACAGTTAATGCTACATAGTTGGTTTCATTTCTAGGATCACCAGGAACTTTACCCACTTGAGGATCAAAACGTTCTAGAATACAATAACGGTGACGTTGTTTTTGAGCAGGTGTTGAATTATCTTGCCATTCAAAACTTAACACAGTGCAGGGAACATAGTTTCTAGCATTTGGAATAACATTACCGGTATAGCGGTTCTCTGGGATTGTTAATTTTACAAATCCAGTAGAAGCACTAGCATTACTAATATCAAAGTTACCAGTGCCCACTGTTAGGTTAGCAGTATTTGTGAAGTAACCAATTACAGTTGTATCTGTAAAGTTTGGTAGACCGGTAATACGGTCATAGGTAACTGTATCTAGCAGTATTGTTTGATAATCACCACTAAAAGTATAGCTGCTTACATTACTACCAAAGTTATATGTAAATGCTTTGCGGTCTCTAGGGAACATTTCAATAACTTTTACGTCATCTGCTCCACCTAAAAACTGACTGAAATCTAATAAACGTCCTGACATCTGCGTCTCCTAAAGGGGCTTCTTGTATCACTGAGGCAATACAAGCATTATCTTATATTTACCTGTTTTTTTAAATCCGTTGCGCTTTTGCGCTTATTTTGGTTGAACTGGCCAAACTACACCTGCAGGATCTGTAACATTGTTTAACATGTCACGTAAACCTTGTCTGTACACTGCCCATTGTTGTTTCTTTTCTGGTGACAGTGGACTATCAGGCACCTGAGTCCAATCAGTTCTTGCCAAAGCCTTATTTCTTTCCAATCTAATTTGATCAATAGTAATTGGCGGTGCTACTGGTCTGGCTGCTTTAAATTTATCAAAACTACTCATATGTTATTTCCTTAATCAAATACCTTAGGATATATTTCTGCGTTAGCTGCTTCAAAGTATCCTTTGTTTGCCGCAGATATAGTGAAGAAGTTACTAAAGCCTCTTTGACCAGCTAATGTTTGTTCAACTGTGGTACCACCTTCAGCAAATACCTGGAATAATTTTGCAGTTGGATAAATTTTAAATGGAAAACTTAAAATAATAGTTGTAGGTGTATCTTCACCATATTGACTTCTACCTGCGCTATAACTTAGGCTTGAATAAACATTACCAACGTTAGCATTACCACTTACTGTTAATACTGGAGTACTTAGTGCAAGGTTATTAGGTTGAATATGTGTTTGGTTAGTAACATAATCAACATTAGCAACTAAACTTACTGTGTTGGCAATGTTACCTGGATAATCAACACCGCAATATATTTTATAGATTGATGCAACGTTAGCTGTTGTTGTTTGACCAGTAAATGCACAAGTGGTTAACACACTATATGTTCCTACAAAGGCTGTGTCAGTGGTACCAAACATTGTGTTAATGTTACTGCTAGCTGGATTTGTAATCCAAGTTTCAATGTTACCTTTTACTTCAGCTGTTGGATATGAATATAGTAAAATATTTGCATAAATCCAACCTTCATCAGTTGCTGGTACTAGGTTTGCAGGATTTGTAATAGCATTTGCTGGAAGATTAATCAGCGGTAGAACTTCAACAAAATTTACACCAGCAGCACCTGGTGCCATAATTGGTGCTTGAATAACGTTGCTGGGTGCAACTGCGCCAACTTGGAATGTGCCAGTTGTAAATGTTAGACTGCTTACACCACTGACACTGTCAAACATGTCTACATCCATGCGGAATGCAGTGTCACGGTCAAATTCAAAGGTGTTGATACCAAAGTTAAATGTGGTATTAGGTTCAAAGTAACTGTTAGCATCACTGGGGCCTTGTGTATAATACAATGGCGTTGCGTTTACGTTAGCAGTTTGATTAACTACCACAACTCTAGCAGTGTTGAAGTTTACATTTGGTGGAATATTGATAGGAATATTAATGAATGTGCTGGTATTGCTAAACATTGTAGCATAATCTGCTCTAACGTTAGCCATTGGCAATGTGCTAACAACGTTACCAGTTGTTGGACTGTGTACGTTGGCATTTGCTGCCAGAGGATCATTAACAATAATAACATTGCCCAAGGTAATGCTTGCGTTACCATTGGTTAACCACCAGTTACTAATACCAGTTACCGGTTTAGGCAAATCTTCCACACCAATTAAGTCATCATACACACTGCTGCTGTATTCCAACAGTGTTAGATCCACGGTGATTACACCTTCAGTGTCTTCCTTTTCTGTTACACGCATTACGCGGAACAATTTGTCCACGTAACCATATAGTTCACTGTTAACTTTAACAACATCACCTACATCTACCTGCATGGCACTGAAGTCAGCAGTAAATGTTAGGATGGTATTGAATCTGCTTTGGTTAAGGTCAATGTTTGCAAGTTGTGCTACTCTACTACCATCATTGACCATTTCTAAGCGGTAATCTAATTTGTTGTAGGGCTCATTGGGATTGAGTACCGCAGGGCTTAGTTCAGCATAATAAACGTCTGTTTGGTCACGCTGGTTAACACTGGGATATTCAATTTCAATAGCATTGTACAAGCTGAATAATTCTGTGCTGCCAATGTTGATTGAACTTACAATGTTGTCATCACTAAACACAAATGCATTGGCAAGATATGTGTTGCTTACTGCTCTGCTGGGCACAACACCAAATTTACCTAACTTATTATTGTAGGTAAAGAACGCACCGCCACTTAAACAAATTTTGTTAATGTTTTCTTTTACACTGGCAAATGTGCTGATAGCACCATCAATTTGGTAACGGCTATGTTGCTGTGTTACGTTGGCAGTGTCAGTGTAGTTTACTAATTGATTGCTGTAATCACGCCAATCATCAAAACTGGTTGTATCAATATATGTGTTTGCAAGACCAGCACCATAGCGGTCATTGCGTAGATAATCTAACAGCACATTGGCTGGATTGTTTACGCTGTTATTGATATCAAAAGTAATTGCACTTAGACCAGTTAAACCATTTTCACTGTCATAATCCATTTGGAAAACAGCAAACACTAGGTCTTCCATAGTGTGATTGCTGGTCCAACCTGGCATAATGTCATAGGCGTTTTGTGCATCACCCACTGGGAAGATTTGATTTGCAGCAGCACTGCCGCCAGCATAAACACGCACACGTATTTTACCACTGATATTTGTTGCAGTAGTTTCATTAGCGTCTTCAGCACCAGTTACAGTTGCACCACTGAATAACAAACGTGCGTCATCACGGTAAATGTCATTGATTGTCCATGTATCACCGTCATTGTATTCACTGATGACCATAGCATAATTCATGGTTTTGTTTTGATTGCTGATTTCTGCATCAAAGATGATACTGCCTGTATAGTTCCTACCATACAAGCGCGGTATTTTATTATCCGTAGCTGGAGGGACTTGGATTTTTACACCAGGATCTTTTTGTCCAGCAAGACTTGCAGGTTTTTCATAGACACCTAATAGTTTTGCTGTACCAATTGCTAAACCTGTGGCAATTAGACCAACAACAATCTTACCAATGATTGTTGCAGCAAAAACTTTACCTACAATTGCTGTAGCAATAGCTGAGAAAATTGCCATTTATGCTCCCTCATATACGTAGTTGGTTTCAATTGGCTTCCAACCACGCTTTTCTAAATTAAAGTCTGGACTTATTGTCATATTTGTAAGAACAAAATTGTCAATTACACCATTTTGTTTTAATTGCTTACCAAACTTTACGTATTCCATTAATAATCTGTAACCCATAGTTGTATTTCTGTACTCTGGTTCAACCCACCAAGCCATTTCTTTCATTGTCTTGATGTGAGGTAACCATGGATCACTCATTACTTGTGCAATCAACATACCCTGCACAACATCTTCATGTTCTGCTACCAGTATGCAGCCTGCACTTTTTACTTGTGCAAGAAAGTGTTGCACACCTCTATAATTGTATTCTGGATCATGATAAGCATCTACTGGAGCACTGTTGGCAAAGTTTACCATTAGCTC